TATTATGGGGTTTGATCTATCATCATATGACGAACCGCTGAACAACATATATAAAGGCACAGACAATTATCTACCAGCTGACAGCAAAGGGTTTAATTCTGTCAATTGGGAAAATCAAATGATTACCACGATGAAGAACTTTCCTGATATTGAATTTGTTATCGTTGGGAAAGATATTAATGAAGCCCAACTATGCGAGGAGTTGAAGATAATATGAATGAGTTAGCAATTTTCCCTACAGGGATGGTAAAACAGTATACCGCTGACAAGTCGTACTACAATACGTTTGACATTAGGGACTATACGTTTGAACAGTATGCTGGACAAACAAAATTTAGAACGCAAAAATTCAACAACATTCTACTTCTACCAGAAATGGCAGAACTCAAAGCTTTCTGTGAAAAGAGTGCTATTGACTACTTGGACAATGTGTTACAGATGGAATACACAGAATTTTTCATCACAGAAAGTTGGTTGAATGTTAGTGGTAAAGGTGGTATCCAGAAGATACATAATCACTCTAATTCAATTGTGAGTGGTGTTATCTATTTGAAATCAGAAGACGGCCACCCACCTCTTAAATTCAGAAGGCAGAAACAAGAGTTTGAACCCTTCATATCACTAACAGAACATTACAAGAAGGGAAACCCCAACACAGCTCATGAGTTGGCTTTTCCTTGTACACAGGATACGATGCTCGTGTTTAATTCTTACTTGTATCACGGGCATGATGCGAGTCGGGTCGAATCAGAACGGATCGGGCTCTCATGGAATGGTCTAGTCAATTTCCCAGAAAATGATAAAGACCTATATAGAATACGATTTGAAAAAGAGACTTGACATTTCGTATAATATAGCGCATACTGTAAAAATCAACATACGTAAACATAAGGAGACATAAGATGTCATTAGCACAGTTGAAAAAGTCGAACTCCCTCGACAAATTGCTTGGAGCAATTGAAACGGAGAACAAACCTCAAGAGAAGAAGTCCTATGTGGATGAACGACTCTGGAAGCCGGTCATGGATAAGACAGGTAATGGTTATGCCGTTATCCGTTTTCTTCCTACACCAAAAGGTGAAGACCTTCCTTGGGCGAAAGTGTGGAATCACGCTTTTCAAGGCCCTACTGGTCAGTGGTATATTGAGAACTCTCTCACTACCCTGAGTCAGAATGATCCTGTATCGGAGATGAACAGTGCATACTGGAACTCTGGTGTGGAGTCGGATAAGGAAATTGCAAGGCGTCAAAAACGTAAGTTGCAATACTTCTCCAACATTTATGTTGTGAGTGATCCTAAGAACCCTGAGAATGAGGGTAAAGTTTTCTTGTTCCGTTATGGTAAGAAGATTTTCGACAAGATCATGGAGTCTATGCAGCCTGCATTTGAGGATGAGTCACCCATCAATCCGTTTGATTTTTGGGAAGGTGCGAACTTCAAGTTGAAGATTCGTAAGGTTGACGGTTATTGGAACTATGATAAGTCAGAGTTCGAAGGCCCGTCTGCTCTTTTCGAGGATGATGATCGCCTCGAAAAACTTTGGGATACTCAGTATTCTCTTGCTGATTATTCTGCTCCCACTAACTTCAAGTCCTATGACGAACTCAAGAAACGTCTAGACACCGTTCTTGCTGGTACAACGAAAGTTGGTTCTGTAGTCGATACTATTGAAGATGAACCAGTTGAGAAGACGGTCACTATAGATACAAAAGAGGAGCCTGCTCCTACTGTATCGGTAGATGATGATGAGGACACCATGTCCTATTTTGAGAAGTTGGCCGCTGACGAAAGTTAGACCTTAAAGATAGACGATCAGAAATATTCGGCGTTTGCGTTATTACCCAATCTCCGTGATGTTGCTGGTCGTCTAGCTTGCCCACTTCCTGCTGCAAGATTGGTAGTCTGTTGATTACTAATATTGTTATTACTTCCAGATTGAACATTAGCAATATTTGCAGAGAGTTGTTCAATCGATCTCTGAAGTCCTTCTGCCCACATAAAATTAGTTTTTCCTTGAGCTTCCTGAGCGTCTGGTTCGATATATACGTCTGGTGAACCTTCGCCGGTTGGTGCTGGAGAAGCTGGTTTCGCATCAAAATCTGCCTGAACAACCGCTTTTAGTTTTTCAATATTGGTTTTTGCTTCATCGATCATTATATCTGGACTACCTAATCCCTTGACCGCAGCCTTACCTAGACGTTTACCAAATACTTTTACCCCCGTAGCTTCACTACCGTTTATCAGAGATTCGATTTGAGGTAGATTATCTCCCATTTCTTCTATGAATTTTGACATGCCAGGATTACCAGTGTAGCCAGAACCTAACATGGCGAAGGCTTCTAAGGCCTTGACATTATTCTCTACTGTACCTACGTTTATAACTTTAGATGCAAATCTCTGTAGAGCAGTCATAGGGTCTACTTTATTGTCTTTACCGAAGAAACTACTCAATCCTTCAGCGAGACTACTCAATAAGTCTCCACCACCTTTGAGAACTTGTGTCCCAGCAAACTTTGCCATTCCCATACCATATGTAACCAAAGTATCTGCATTTATCTTGACCTGTGCTGCCTGTTCTGCTGTGATTTTTCTAGCAGAGAACTTAATTAGATCGCCAAGGGGGTCTGATTTTTTACCACCAAAAAGACTAGATAGACCATCTGCAATATTACTGACCAAATTCCCTACAGCACCACCAGCTTTTCCTGCTTCTCCAGCTGCACCAGCGGCCATCGCTTTTGCATATTCAACCATTGCACCAGCAACAAATTTTATCTGAACTGGATCGATACCTTTGGCCGCAGATAACTTCTGCATACCTTCAATCTGAGTATCTAGAGTTCCTTTACCACCAATGAACTTACTAATGCCGTCAGTGAAACTACTAACCATATTACCAAGACCACCAACGGCCTTGACTGCTTCTGCACCAGCACCAATCGCATTGACCTTTGCGTATTCAACCATTGCACCAGCAACGGCTTTGATCTTCACTGGATCAATACCAGTGGCACTTGATAACTTCCTCATACCGTCAAGTTGTGTTTCTAGAACACCTTTACCACCAAGGAACTTTGACAACCCATCCATTGCAGTACCAGCTACATTTGCTAGACCACCAACAGCCTTTAATGCAGTTGCACCCGCTCCCACTGCCATGGCTTCCATGTATGTTACCATAGATGCAGCGTTTGCTTTCACTCCCTCATGATTAATTTTGGCCTCGCCAAATAACTTCATTTTCTCTAGTGGTGGAACTCCACCAATCAGTTTACCTAGACCAGTAAACACGGCGTCACCTAGAGTACCAAGACCACTCAACATTGAACCGGCGCCGCCGGCTGCCATCGCAATACCGTATGCGTTCATCGCTTCAGCGTTTGCCTTCACACCCTTTGCATTTATCTTGGCTTCACCGAATATCCTCATTTTCTCGAGCGTGCTCTCTGGGCCAGATTTGATACCTAACAGGTTGCCGATACCCCCAGCAATACCACCAACTAAATTACCTACAGCACTAAGTGCTCCACCGATACCTTGAGCACCTAATCCAACACCAATTGCCGCCATACCAAGTCCCACATTGACAAGGTTTTTACCATTAAGACCTTCGAAGGATTTTAGGCCCTCTGCTATGGTTGGGAACATTTTCGAAGCTATTGCAGCTGCACCACCAATTGCTACTATAAACGCACCAACACCCAAACCAAGAGCACCCATTGCAATAACAAATTTAGGTGCAAATACCGCTGCTTTACCGATACCTTTCATCAGTCCACCAATGGCACTACCGATACCAGCACCTAGTCCGCCTACGGCTCGAGCAATGCCCGCAAAGATACCACCGGCCTTACCAGATTCTTTTGAGTCTGCACCTTTAAACTGACTTTGCATACCAGACAATGTGCCAGCGATAGATTCTAGATATGTGTTAGATTTATCTGCACGCCTGTTTGCTTCATTCGCCTGTTCTTTTGCAGCCGCACCACTACTTTCACTATTTGCGGCAGACATCTTATCAGCTGCAGCATCAAGTTTTGATGTGGTTTTACCTAGTTTGTCAACGGTATCTTCGAAGGTTGCCATGTTACTTCCTAGACATGTAAGCGGTCATACCCATATATGCACCTACAACACCAGCCATGCCGATGTAAAATAAAGCAGATAGATCACCCAGAAGTTTTAGTCTAGACTCAGGAATAAAGCCTGGTATCATGACAATGATCGTAAATAGAATCATCGCTCCCATTGATATCCAAGCCATACGCCGTTGAGCGTCAGCTTTCTGATCAGCATTTTCTGCTTCGTGTATTTTCTGAACTATCTCTAATTCTTCGTCACTCACTATTCCATCTCCATCCAAGTCGTATTCATTATATTGTGATTCTGGTTGTAATTTTTTTTGAACCACGATAAAACTCCTATTTCTGTTTTCGTTCTTGTCTCTCTTGTTCTTCGTTTTCTTCCTGTATAAACTGCAACAGTAACCCCATGTATATTTCCCTTTCCCACGGCATCATATATTCTAGTTCACTGAGGCTGTACTTATGATGTTGCATCATGGCGAAGTTCGCCTGATAATAATTCTCCAAGGTTTCGTGTGAAAGGGCTATTCGAAAAAACTTTGGAGTCCCTCAATGTTCACCTCATTTTTTACTTTCGTGTTCGGGTTAGTAAACTTCACCACATGCTTCAACTTAGGCATGGTTTCAAAAAAGGCAGATAATTTCTCAAACATCTCCGTAGACATGTTTTCGATGAAATCATCCAATTCTTGATCAGTCACATCAACTCTATTATGTATGTCCTCGCCGTCATGAATTTCCATAACACATCGTTTAATTAGAACAAAAATTCTCTCAACTTCTGTTGACGCATCAGTGGGCATAACCATATCTGATAGACTAGGGTATCCCATAATCAATTTAATGTCCTTTGTCAACATAACTTCATTCGAATGACCAACTTCCGATGTTACAGCCACCTTAGATAGATCAATTTCAACAGGGACTTTGGTTGTACCATCGTCTTCTGCTGTCATCATAATCGTTGACTTCTCTCCTACTGATTTTGCTCGCATCTGTAGAAACAGATATTCAATATCGAATAAAGGATACTGATATGGATCAATAGTGCCTTCTGTGCAATCTGTAATAATCTGAGCAAATGCGCCCTCAATTATTTTATCATCTTGCGACTCTTGTGCAATCAAGAGGTTCTTTTGTTCCTTAACTAGAAATGGCCGAAACTTAACAGATTGGCCGGTAGACGGTAATTCCAATTCATATGTTATCGTATTTAGCTTTGGTAGTGCCATAATTTTTCATCCTTATAATTTTCTCAACACAGCGGGTATATTCGCCGTGATGTTTCTCTCCACAGAGTTTACCACCGTTGTTGCAATCTTATCAGCGATGCTGGGTGGTGTATTGTCAGCATCTAGAGTTGTCCACGTTCTGAAAGCAAACGTAATTTCATTCTTGATAATGTCCGTAGCAGCTGCACCAGATAGATCGGTGCCTGCAATTGTTTTGGGCCACATTTCGTTAATCTTCAACCCAAACCGTCTTTGGTTGTTTATGTCTAACAGGTACACATCTGCCGATCCAACATAATCAGCATAGTATCCCACATTCCATGTTTCGGGGTTGAAGCATTTTTGTTGCCACTGTTCAAAAAATATTCTTTCGTCTAGACCAGAACTTGCTTGAAAGGTCATAGACACTTCGCCTGCGTATGTCACTTCTTCTGCAATCTCTCTTACCGGCCCATATATGTTAGAGTCAGGACTAGATGTAATATTTCTGCCTGGCAAAGTTACAGATTCGCAACGCATGGATACTGATCTAGAAGCTTCGTTTGACTGTCGTAATCCACTAAAAACATTTTGTAGACCACCACCTGTTTTTGGTGCTGGTGGGTATATTAGAACCTCATATCTACTCGGTAATGCATATCCCTCGTTAGATCGAAATGCAGACAGAATGTCATTGAATACGCCGAAAGCTGTTCCTTCTATAAAATTTGCCATTAGATCATTGCCCTTGATTCTTTCCAAACCAGAGAAGCCGAGGACTTCTTAAATCTCTGCACAGGTAGTAGAGTTGCAATCGTGAATTCATCTGCATCAATCCTACGAATTTGTGACTTCATCTGTCCAGAGAGATATTTGTGTATAGTTGGTTTGACTAAGTTAATGTTCTTTAATTTACTGTAATCCACAACAAGTCTGGTTGACTCATCAAAGGCTGTATTATTAGAAAAGTCCACCAGCCTGTCTAGTAGTTTAACTCGTAGTGGTATCGGGAGATAGTGAAAGTTAATTCCCAAGAACCCATCAGGGTATGTTTCTAGAGGTAGGACAAGGGGGAACGTGTCATAGTAAGGAAGAGTCTTCTTAAACTTAGGATCATACACAAACATATTGAGTTTACCGTAGAACGGTTTGGTATCTCGTTTACCATCCCTGATCAAATCCATTGTCGTAGGTGTGCCAAACTCCTTGATCTTGTCCCGATACCATTGGGTAGATCGTGGGCGACCTTTTGCCTCGTCTTTTACTGCTTGTATGAACTTACTTTGTGCCATACCACTATTTATACGAAATCCCTAGATGATCCTCGTTGATAATCACAAACTCCATACCGTTATTCTTACACCATTCTGTAGCATATTTCCACTTGGCTTCGTTGATGCTCCATGTCTTAACCTCATTCAGATACCTTCTCGTTTTACGTTTTGGTTCTTTTGGTGGAGAACACTGTACTTTAGGTTTCACTTCAATTATCATTTTCTTGAGACTACCATCTGACTGTTGAGCTTTTATGTAGAAGTCGGGGAAATATCGGTGCCGTCTGTTATCCCATGGCGATAAATAGGGTATGATGATCTCTTCACTACCCCACTCAATTATGGAAGTGCTGGTATCACAATATACCATAAATTTCCGTTCCCAAAGAGAACGGTATATTATGTTATGTGGATTCCCCTTATATTTTCGGGGATTCTTTGGATTGTATCGACCTTTGTATGCCATTGGTTATAAATAGTTTCAGTGTATAAGGATATTTAGACATGGCTGTATTACTTAGTGCTCTTAAAAATCAAGTTGCAACATCAGTTGCTTCTAAAGTTTCTCAATTTGCAAAGATGGGATCGTCTTCTGGTGCGTCTTCTTTGCAGGCTCTTACCCAACAGAATAACTTCAGTTCAACATCCTCAAAGAACCTTGCGTATCCTCTCAATGTGGAAGATGATCCAGAGCAAGGTCATTATATCATATTCTACATATATGCAATCGATGATGTTAAGGTCAAGAAAAAAGGTGATGCTATCGTAAAAGCTGCTAGGGGTAATGGAAGTGCTGCTCAGAAACAATTGCAGAATTCAGACTCTACAGGAATGGCATCACAATCGGGAAGGGGTGCAGGCAAATCCCTATCCATCAAAAGACCCCCCATGAAACGTATGGATCAGGCTATTGCTCTCTACATGCCTCCCTCTGTTAAGGTCAGCTATAAAACAAATTACAGTGATCAAGAAATTGGAATGATGGCACAGGTAGCCGGGGATGTATATAGTGATTTGCAAAGTGGTAAAGGATTGATGGAAACCGGCAAAGGAGCCCTTGTTGGATTAGCCACAGGTTTAGGTATGAAGGTAGTCGAAGGTGCTCAAGCCTTGATGCCAGGAGCGAAGGCCATGGCACAAATCGCATCTGGTATGGCTATCTCAAATAAGATGGAGTTGCAATTTGATGGTGTAGACCGTAGAGACTTTTCGTACTCGTTTACATTCATTCCAAAGAGTGAACAGGAAGCAAAAGTTGTCGAAGAAATTGTGTATGCGTTCAAAAAGAACATGATGCCTTCATATGTGGATCAAGTGAACCTTGGATCAGTTATGGGGAACCAAATCACAGCCAAGTTCAACGGTAAAGTCATGAAGACACCTAACATATTTGATATTGAGTATCAGCATAAGGGAAAGAGAAACCCGTTTCTCAACAGAATTTCGTCTTCCTACCTAACGAGTGTTAACGTAGATTATGGTGGTGATAGGTTTAAGACATATGAAAGTACCACAACAAATTCCCGAAAGGGTTACGAAGGTGGAGGCGAAGGCCCACCCCCACAGAAAACAACCATAGCACTAAACTTCAGAGAAATTGAGATGATGAGTAAAGAACGTATCGAGGCAGGATTCTAATGTATTTCGAATCGTTTCCCATCACACACTTTGCTGCCACTAAAGGTTCTGATCCTAAAATTGTCACAAACCTGTTGAGGCGTGTTGC